TTTTATCTCAGACACCAATGATCCGCACAATTTATTTGGCAACGATAACATAAATTTAGCAGAAATAGTCGAACGCGGCTTTTGGGAAAAACGTTTATGGGCATACATGGATCATGCTATTATACAGAAAATACTGTATCATGATCAGAAGATACGTATCAATATGCCGCCAATTGCTGATGGTCTTAGTGTATTAAGAATTCAACAGTATTGTCAATTCTCAGAAATTGTTGACGAAAAAACTATGCTGAGTAAAGCAGGTCCTGGAAAGCATCTTAGTATATACGCTCGTGACGGATCTCTTTGGGCGCAAAGTCATTATCAAAAGGGCTGTGCAATTGATCAGCTGACAGGAAACTTGTCAGTGGCACTGTTATCACAACCAGATCCAGAATTCTTTGTTGCTTGGGCAGAGTTGCCAGCATTGATGATGCGTCAAGAACATCCATTTGAATTGATTTCAAATTGGCCAGACCACATGGTCCCAAGTTTGTTATATAAAGCTAACAACATAGATATCGGAGTACTCCAATGAAAACCCCAATTACAGAATTTGATGTAGTGTTTATCAGCTACGACGAACCCAATGCAGATGAAAATTATGCAGACCTAGTGGAAAAGTGCCCGTGGGCCAAACGCAGTCACGGTGTATATGGCAGCGATGCTTGCCACAAAGCCGCAGCCAAATTGGCCGAAACTGAACGCTTTATTACCATTGATGCCGACAACAAAGTAAGAGCTGACTTCTTTGAAATGGAATTAGACTTAACTAAATTTGATCGAAGTGATGTACTGAGTTGGAGCGGTAAGAACATTATCAATGGCTTGGTGTATGGCAATGGTGGTGTTAAACTTTGGCCTAAAAAAGTTGTGGAACAAATGCGCACCCACGAAGCAGTTGATTCAGGTGCTGGTGCTGTAGACTTTTGTTGGGATATTCACTACCATCAATTGAATAATATCTACAGTGATGTATATAATAATGCCACCCCATATCAAGCATACCGTGCTGGATTCCGGGAAGGTGTCAAATTGGCACTGCACGATGGTCAGCCAATGGATTGGCGCCAAATTGCTGCCCGTAATAATTTTAAAAATCATCGTAGACTATTGGTATGGATGAGTGTGGGACAGGATGTACAAAATGGCTTATGGGCCATGTACGGCGCACGTTTGGGCTGTTATCTAACTAACTTACGTAAAGATTGGGATTATAAATTGGTGGCTGACTTTGAATGGCATAATCAGTATTGGGCCGAAACAGTTATGCCGCTGTTTGCAGGTGACGAAGAAACTTGTCCTGTATCAAAGTACTCGTGGAGTCGAACAAAACTAATGTCTGAAACAATCAAGTTGGGCAGAGCCATGCGACAAGACTTGCATTTAGACATTGCCGAGCTCGATGAAGTAGGCAGCAAGTTCTTTAAAGCAAGTTTCTTTAACCCACATCGACTAGCACCGCATATCAAAGAAAGCGATGTTGAACAGTTTATTGCGGAATAATGTTAGACACATTTTTCATTTCAATGGAAGAAGAAGGCAGTGAGGCCAATTGGCAACGCTTGCTTTCCTTTGCACCACATGCAAAACGTGTTGACAATGTCAAAGGCATTTACCAAGTGCATAAAGCATGTGCGCAGTTAAGTACAACAAAAAACTTTTATGTAGTTGATGCTGATGCTTGGATACTCGAAGGATTTAAATTTCATTGGGAACCTGATGCCAAGACTCTGCACTGGAATATTCCTGAATCAGAATGTGTTATTGTATGGCCTAGCCTTAATCCTGTAAATGGATTAGAATATGGCTATGGTGGAATCAAGATGTTCCCCCGTGCACCTTTTTTAGAAAACAAGCTCTGGAACATTGATCTATCCACCACAATTGGTCGAGCCACAGTTAGCAAAGAGCAAGTTGGCTGTGAAACAAGATTTAATGCCACACCAGAATCCGCTTGGATTGGAGCATTTCGTGAATGCGCTAAATTGTCATCATTGACAACAATAAAAAGCAGGATACGTCAAGCAGTTGCACTTAAAAATGCAGAGCTGGATAAATTAGCAAATTATATCGATTCTCAGTCAGACTGGGACAATGAAAGTTGTGCCACATATCGTAAAGTAAAAACTATGTTGGCATCCGATTTGTATGATAAACAAATTGATGTTTATTCATACTGGTCAGAAATTGAAGAATGCAGCAGTCGTAGATTACATTGGGCCACAGTAGGGCAGGAAGCTCATAACGGAAAATATGCAGTCCTGGGTGCTCAAGCTGGATCTAATTTTGGTTTAAAACACGGTGATGATTTAGAAATGCTAGATAAAATTAACAACTGGGATTGGCTGCGAGGAGAATTTAAAAATGTCAATGTTTAATGTTAAACCAAAAAAACAAAATACAAGAACTACGTTTGCAGATATTCCTGTAGTTTTTTTAAGTTTTGACGAGCCCAATGCAGATACACATTGGAACTTGTTACAAGAAGTTGTACCTCATAAACGTGTAGCACGAGTGCATGGAGTAAAAGGATTTGATGCAGCTCATAAGGCAGCTGCCAACAGTTTTCCAATGAGTGATTATGTTATCACTGTGGATGCAGATAATCAAGTTGATCCAAAATTCTTTACCAAGTCATTGCCACAAAATATGAATGGTCAAGTCAGCTACACATGGGGAGGACGACAGGTTACCAATGGACTTATGTATGGCAACGGTGGCTTAAAGATGTGGAGCACTGAACATTTGTCCAATATGAAAAGTCATGAACTAGCGGATGAAGAACGTGATGCTGTGGACTTTTGTTGGGACTTTCAACGCTATAAAGAACTTCCTGGTTGCTGGAGCAATGTGTATACAAATGGCAGTCCATATCAGGCATTTCGTGTAGGCTTTCGAGAAGGTGTCAAGCTATCAATGGAGCAAGGACAAGTGTTGTCGTTTGACAAGTGGCCAACCACAATGCATGCCGCAAATTATCAACGACTGCTAACATGGATAACAATTGGCCGAGATATTGAACATGGCATCTGGAGCATATACGGAGCAAGACTTGCTGTTAAGATGTTACAGTATGACAACTTTGACTTTGTAAACATTAGAGACTATGATTGGTTTGAGGATTTCTTTAATAAACACAAAGATGCAGATCCAGCCAAAGGCAGCAAAGGACTAGGTAAACGTATCAGCGACGGGCTTGGCTGGATTCTGCCTGACTTTGACGGCGAGCAAAGTGCTTTTCTAAAGCAAACACAACTGCACCCCAATAAGCCATTGACATACGAAGATGTGACCTGGCGAACAAATTTAAGTTTATATGGGTGGTTCCGTGGATAAAAATGACGAGTTAAGAGCATCGTTGCTGTACTTTGTAGATGAAGCAATTGGCTATAGACATAGCCTACACTTCTTCCGTCGTTGGTTAGAAACAGGAGAGCAGTCTGAGTTAGAAGGATTGATACTTGAAGTTGGTCGCGAGCATTTTGTTGATTTGTCACCAATAATAGAAACTACTTTTAAGAATCCTTATAATACGTCGGGTACATTGGCCTTGAATGATTTCATCAAACGCTTTGGAATATTTTCACCCAAAGAAGAAGGCCTGGATATTGTTAAAATAGATCCACTGCCAGACTTGGACAATACAATTTTAGAAAATCTTGAAGGTAACAATTGGGTAATGCACAATTGGGCAGAAAGTAATACCTATGGTGGCCGCAGTCCTTTTTACTCAATTGCAAATGCATTTAAACTGTTGAACGAATCCAAAAGAGATTCTTCAGCAATTTTTAAATTATTTGAACAGATGTTTGGTCTTGATACAATTTTTTCATGTATCATTGACAATGATATCAAACACACAGGCAAAGCAATAAGCCATTACTATCCAAAGCAAGCAAATCATATCAACAAACTTGCCAGCACAATATCCAATAACTTAGAGCTGAATTGGAAAGATGCATTAAGTCGCAACCAAATTAAAAGTAAACTTTGGTTGATTGAAAAATTAACTGAGTTTAAAGCAGTTCCTAAAAAGCGCAGCATTACTGAACCCGAAACTACTACATTGGTAGTTGGCGGTTGGGTTGGTATGATCCCGTTCTTGGCAAACATGTTTAATAAGAATCTTGATAGTGTTATCAACATTGATATTGATAAAAGTGTACATTCTGCAGCACATGAACTCAACATCGACACACATAATAATTTTAAAAATTCTGGCTCAGATGTACGAGAAGTCAATCTTACAAAATACAAAAAATTATTGATCATTGACACTATTGTAGAACACTTTGAAGATCACGGCAACTGGGTCAAAACATTGCCAAAAGGAACAACAGTAGTTCTACAAGGCAATAACATGTTTGATGTGCCTGATCATGTCAACTGTCATTCGACATTAGAAGACTTTATTGAGTCATGTGGATTAAATAACATTATCTGGTCAGGGGAACTTAATCTCTATAAGTGTACCAGATATATGGCTATTGGTACCACATGAGCGACAACCGTTTTAGACGATACACTAATTTTAAAATAGACCTTGGGAGATTAAAAGCAGAAGCACACATGCTTATGTTTGATCAAGCCAACGGGGTTTATCATACCCAACGATCATTGCAAACAGATGGTTCCGCAGACTGGGATTCAGGCACAGGCTCAAAACCAGACATAGACGAATCCGTTTGGGACAAGTTGCACCCAGAGTTAACAGGCACTTGGTGGGAAGAATTCTTTACCACATTTCCATTTAAAGTATATAGAGCCCGATTATTAACCATCCATCCAAGAACTTGTTATAGCATACACTCTGACAGAACACCTCGTATACACATTGCCATTGACACGCATCCACAAGCCCGATTTATTTTTACCAATCCGCCAGTGTTGCAACATATTCCAGCCGACGGGCATGCATGGTGGGTTGATACTACCAAAGAACATTCAGCAATGAATGGCAGTTTAAAGCCAAGAATTCATTTTGTTGCTTGCCTGGACAACACCGATCCCAATTGAATCATACATATAGGTATGACATTAGAAGTTATACATACCTATGCAGAACACTTTAGTAGCATAGAATCATTGTACCAAAAGTTTTTGGAGCAAATTGCCAATGATTCTTCGCCTGCAATAGTCAACATGGGTTACGATGGTCCGTCGGGACTGGGATATATTGTCAATAATCAATCAAGATGGACCAAAGAAAAAGGCCGAATTGATTTTCTATTAGACAACGGAAAGATAGTTGGTGTTAGTGCTGTAGAAACAAGTTCGCTTTCTAATGTATTTGGCAGCGGTGGCAACCGTTGTTGGCTATTGCCCAAATATCGCAGCAACAATGAAATTACAAAGTATCTGCTAGCATCCAATTTAGAATGGTGTGCAAAGCAACAGCATGTGGGAATGATACTCACATTCAATGATTACAACAAATGGATCTATACCACAATTAAAAAACGTGCTCGTGGTCAAGCTGGCGCTCTTGGATCAATATGGAGTGCATGGTGGAATGACTGTGTTCCGTTTGAGCGCCAGTTAAATGTATTCCACACACCACAATGGGCCGTGGTAAAACCTATTGCAAGTGTAGACATTGTTGTAGATGGTATGCAGAATATTGATCAAGAATTTGGACTAACATGATTGTAAACACAGAGCGTTCGCATTTGAAATATTGGTACGGTGAGGATCGTACGCAGGTTTGGCGAAAAGACAATTTAGATACAACATCAATGTCAGTAGGCGGATGCGTTAGAAAGCCAATGAGTTTTCGAGCTGAACTAATTAGAACGGCTCGTGTGTTAAATAAGCAGTATCCCGACTTGACTATTTTTATAAGCGGTGGTCTAGACAGCGAAATGGCATTGCAAAGTTTTCTATCTGCGGGCATTACTCCTCGTATTGCTACCGTTAGATTCCCTGACGATAAGAATATTCATGACATTGGTCCAGCCATGCGTATGCTTGATCATATGGGATTACAGTACAGCATTATTGACATTGATCCAGAAGAGTTTGTGATGAGTGGAGAAGCATTTGAAATTGGTGCCCGCTTTCAAGGCTACAGTTTTTATCAACAGTTGCTGATGAAAGTGGCGCTGGACTATAATGCACCAATGATTACCATTGATGAAATTGAATTAGAAAAGTTGCCCGCAATTGATTGGACAACTGGAGAACATTACGACCGTTGGGCTTTCTTAAAGAAAGAAGACCAAGACGGTGTTTGGCGACGTTTTGCAGATGCAACAGGCATTCCTGCTCTTAATAACTTTTACAGCTATAGTCCTGAATCTATCTTGGCATTTTTAGAATTACCAACAGTTGATGATTTAATCAATGATCGAATCTATGGCAAGTTAGGTTGGACCAGCAGCAAGATGAAAATTTATTCCCATCTTGGCTACAACTTTAGAAAGCGTCCAAAATGGCACATGCATTTGTGGGACTATGTCAGATACAATGTCTATGCCAAGTCAAATCTAAACTTCAATGAGCGCAATTATATTATGCCCATTGATCAACTAAAACATAATTTAATTAACGGAGTAGAAACAGTATGCAATATCGCCTAATACCAATGACCTTTGATCATTTGCCGGGACTTGTAGAGTTTGCAGAGCATATCTATGCGCATACAGATCCAGACAAGTATCCGGATTTTAAAATTTCCAATGACATTGATGACGAAGAAAAACGAAAGAAATTTTTCTCTGCTTTTATGTTGCCAAGTTCATTTAACAACTATAATATTAGACAATGTTATGCACTGGTTGATGACAAAGGAGTGTACCAAGCTGCCGTTGGAGTTAAACGATGGGCACACATGCCCAGTTGGAGTCTAAGTTGGCTATTAAGTCCTAGTTTAGGCATTAAGTTTATCCCAATTTTTAGAGTAATCATGTCTGAGCTTTGTCAAGTACATGAAGCCGCTGGGATGAATGAGTTTTATGTAAGCTACCCAGCACATAGAGAAGCTGCTTATAGTAAGATCATGTTGCCGTTCCGTGAAAACTATTATAGTTTTGTAGAATGTACCATTGAAGCAAACTCAAGAAGTCATTACAGTTTTATTCATGAATTGATGGGCCATGCATTACACCCACATGATATGAACTTGAGAAGATATATACTACGCAGAGAAAATACATTGCCGCCAAGCCAGGGAGGTACGGCCGTTCCATTGAATAAAGACAATTAATGAAAAATTGGTTAAACAAACAGGTAGAGTTGTATCGTAAGACTCACCAAATTCCTTATATATTTGCAATATGGTTGCCTTATCATATTGCTGCAATTGCCACAATCGCTTATACTATTGCCACCGGTTGGTCATGGTGGTATCCCGTTATAGCTGTATGCGGTTGGGTATTACTAGACGGAGTTGGTAATAACTTAACACTGCATCGTTGGTTAAGTCACAAAAGCTGGTCACCGCACAAGTGGGCAGAACCCTTTTTATTATGGGCAGCCACAATGGTAGGCGAAGGCAGTCCTCTTTGGTGGGCAGCACTGCACCGCGGACATCACCACCGAGTCAGCGATCAACCAGGCAAAGACATTCATACTCCAGTTGGCAATGGCTGGTTGCACAGTTACATGGGCTGGCAATTTGGTATTGATCAAAACTCAGTGAGTTTCCGTTATGCCGTTGACCTGTTGCGTGATCGTCGTGTTACATTTATTCACGAAAACTACAACAAGATTATTTACACTACATTGTTAATTAGTGCTGTTGTCGTTGGATGGCAAGCAACTGTTTGGTTCTTTGTTGTAGGCGCACTCATGAGTTTGCATGCCGACGGCCTTGTCAATACATTTGGACATGTTCCTGCTGCTGGCTATCAAAACTTTCAA